AACCTCACAGATTGCCCGTAACACTTCACGCCATGGGGTGGGTTCTAAATTGATGTCCGTTTTGGGTTGGACAATTTCACGCTTCAACGCACGAACTAAATTGTCATAGTCCGATTTCTGTTCAATCATCTGCAACCGCATCCGCCTGATTTCTTGTTTAAGGTTGTGTACCTCTTGGTATTGTGTTGTCATTTGTAGTTTATTTTACATAAAAAGCACCGATAATTCCCCTTGGATTTGCTGAATGTCACCTTTGCAAGTCGGTTACATTTGGGGCATCTTGGATGGTCAATAATGACAATTGAATCATACACCGATTGCCAATAGTCCTGACCTTGTGGGCTTGCATCCCATTTGAACGCATCTAATAACATATCTTGGATGGTATTGTACTTTTGTACCTTTTTGTCATCATCAACCAGTTTGATGAATTCCTCATACATTGGCAATGCCTTTGCCTTTGTTCTTAATTCGTTTGAATACCGATAATCTTTAATTTCCATTTGTCAAAATAATTTTGTTTGTGTTGTTGGTTGATAACTTGCATCGTATCTTTTATTGTCCCCTTTTGGGTATGGTTCAATTTTATACGGCAACTCAACGGCCATTTGTTTTTTTTGGTATTTGTTTCCGATAAAATAAAAGTATCTGTGTTTTTGTGGTCTTTCTTTCATGTACAACCGATCACCAAATTTTTCCCTTAACCATTCAACGCGGTTTTCTTGCCCCCTTGACATATCAAATACACTTGCCCCATGCAGATGTTCCATGCCTTTAATCATGTAATCCATAAACTTTACAGATAATCCCGTATAAATCCAATTGGTTGCTTGGTAAATGTATCCTTGATGGTTGTGTGATGTATCTGCATAAGATACCAACACGCATGGGTTTGGCATCATCTTAATTGTTTTGGAAACAAAAAAACTTAATGTGTTTTTTGGAACGCCTTCATTGATGACCAATCTATTTAGTTCATACAATTTGAACGATGGTATTGATTCCCTTAACGGGCTACTCGCGGGGGTCCCGTAACTGCATACGCCAATCAACAAATTGTCATTATACAATCCAAAACAAAACTCTATCGGTGGGATTCTCCTTGCATAGTGCTTTTTCAAAAACCACTCTTTGCAATCTTGGTAATCAATTGATTTTACTTCCATGTTATTTGTCAATGCGAATATAGTTAATCCACACGAAATAAACAATGGGGGCGGTTAGGCCCCCGTTTTTTTTATTTTAACATTTTTGCTATGTATCTCAAATGGTATTCTTGAATGTTGTAACCACCTGCACCAATGCAACAAGTGTAAAAGAAACGACCATCTTGCAATTTGGCGTTAACTTCAAAACCTTTCCCGCCAATGTGTGTGGTTATTGTTTCGGCCATGTCATCGGTAGTCAAAAACTTTGTCAATGCGCTTTCCAATTTTGCTACGCTAACGGCTTTTACTGATTCAATATGACTTGCAAATGTTTTTTCGTAGCGATTAACCAAACCAAAAACAAAATCTTGCAATCTCATACGGCGACCATGTGTCATTGAATAAGCATACTTGGTGTACCAATTGTGGCTTTTTGCATTTTCTTCGTTGGCCAATTCATCGTTACATCCGTTCATAATTAAAATTGTGCGGAATACTGCGCAGTCCTGAATCTCGGTAGGGAATTTGGTTCTGAAATCGTTGTAAACACTCAAAATGTTGGCGATTCTTTCGGTTTCTTTTTGAACAAGGATTTCGATTTGTCCTTTGTAAGATTCTCTGATTGTTTCGATTGCGTTTCTCATATTTGTCATATTGTTCAACAAATGTACACCTATTATTTGTAATTCCAAATATAAAATGAAAAATAATTAAAAAAAATTATCGGATATCATATTGGCCGTATGATGATTTGATACCCAATGCCATCATTTCAAAGTAGCGTAGCGCATCGCAAAGGTGATCCGTTCCCGTTGGTGTGTTCATTGTGCGCCCTTGGGAATCAGTATCCCAACAATAGTTGCGCAGTTCTTTAATTAGGTTTGTGGATGTGGATGTAACCAAATACGATTGTGATTGCATGATTTGGATTCCGTAGTTGATGGAATCCTTTCCTTTGGTCACGCCCTTGATTCTGATGCCGTATCTGCGTATTTCATCAATTGATTTTGGTTCTGCGCTATCCGCATACACTGGCACATAGTTGGGCAATGCCTTTGCAATATCCGAATTAAGCATCCCCGTGCGATATGCGACCTCATCAACGATTCGTTGGCCATTGTATTCATATACGGCCACAATTGCCGTAGGGTCGTTTGTATAACCGAAATCGACACCACAACCAAGTAACCTTGCATCCTCGGGAATCTTGTCTATGGTTTGCCAATTGGAAAAGATAACCCCTTGTAGGTTTCCAATCTCACCAAGCCCATATACTCTATGCCAATTTTCCCAATACTTACTCGTCTTTGCTTTTTCCTTGGCTTTCAAAATGAAATCAACCGCACTTTGTGGGGCTGCTTCATTGTCCATGTAAGTTAGGATGATAAAGTTCACATTGTCATCGTTTTTGATTTCGCTATGAAACCAAAATTCGTTGGCGGGATTCCAATCCAAGAATATGGATTGTTTGGTACGCATGGCAAGTTCTGTGTATGAATTAAAATCAATGTTATTACACTCATTGATGTATAACCTATCCCGTCTCGCCCCCCTCAACTTGGCACTATTATCCGCACTAAAAAATTCAATAAAACTTTCGTTTGTAAAGGTGTATTTGAAATCACTGGCGTTCCAATTCCTATCGTTCCATCGATTCGTTTCCTTCATGATTTTTTTGAAATCACGGATCGCCCCCCTTTTTAGGTGCGGGATACTTTCTGCAACAATGGATGTTTCTGTCTTTGGGTTTTTGATTGCATAATCAATTTCAATTGGAATTATACCAAAAGTTTTTCCCGCAGACGAACCGCCCTGAACACCTTTGACAAACTTGTCAAGTTTCAGTAATTTGTTTATTGCCGTGGTCCGTACAAACATATTGCAATTGCTTTGGCTTCTTCAAATGTTTTAATCCTTGGTCCGTACTTATAAACTCGATATTGATTCCTTGCTTTGTCATGATACACATACGGATGTCCACTTTTATACTGGGTGTCTGTATTTCTGAATGTCAAGTTTTCCGAATTGGTTACATACCTTAAATTGTCCAAACGATTGTTTGCCTTATTCCCGTCAATGTGGTCAACATATAAATCACTTTCATGTACAAATGTTTTCATCACCAATCGATGTATTGTATAAGTTTTTGAATTGCCGTCTTTGTCATGAAGCCCAACTTTTTTATAGCCGTGATCCTCGGTGGCAACTTTGATTTTTTCGGGTATTGTTCTTGGTCGGTTGTCACTTCGCATGATTACACGCTTCAATGATTTTACATTTCCCATGTTTGAAACTTGGTAAATACCTTCATACCCTTTGATATCCTTGAAAATTTCCATACCCAAAGATATCGTAAACATTCTACTTATCCAAATCTTTATCAGGGAATAAAGGTTGTTCAATAATGGTTTGTTCAATTTGTTGGGTAGGCATACCAAAGCCACTATCCATTAATTGTTTGTACGCACCCACATCACCTTTCCTTGCCTTGTGTATCATTGCAAGGGTTATTAAATCTTCTTGGGATAGTTTTTCCAATTCACCCGTGATGGGGTTTTTACTTTCTTGCATTACCTCCAACCACTTCCGTGCGATGGTGCTTCGGTTCTTGCTTCCCTTTGGTCTGCCATTGGGGTTGCGTACTTCACCAGGTTGTGGTGGTGGAATTAAGTTTTGTTCGTTTGGCATATTTGTCCAATTATTTTCCAATTAATTCAACTTCTTGTTTTACCTCTTTCCAAAATAACCAAGTTGCAAAATTTGTTTCGGGATTAATTACAGAAATAATTTCAGTAACCGCAATCACCGCGCATTGAATCCCTTCGTTTCTTTGTTGCAATCCAACCAAGGTGAATTTGTCAACCAGTTCTTTCGCTTTGTTTTTCGGGGTCATGATTAATCATTTGGTAGTAAAGGAATGGGCATCCACATATAGGGTGGATTGATTGGTGAATCATCTGTTGACAAATACCATTGCCCGTCTAAAATATAGGCAACCTCTTTGGTGTCAATTAATACCCACACTTGGTCATGTGGTATGGTGTCGCGGGTTTCTCTCCATGCTTTCATAGTTCTAATAATTTCCAAACGGCTTGTTCTGGTGTTGATGCTATTTTTTGTAATGCTTTTTTTACTTGGTTGTATTCATCGGGGGTGTACTCCAATGTTAT